AAGTTAATGCCTTAATCGCATTCCAAGTAGTACTGATAATGCTCTTTATTATACTCAACGCGCCTTTTGTTACGGTTTTAATTGCGTCCCATGTGCCAGTTATAATATCCTTAATAAGATTCCATATTCCATCCGCAATCTCTTTTATTCCCTGCCAAGCCAGTTCCCAGTCTCCTGTGAAAACGCCGACAAGAAAATCAATGATTCCGCTCAGTGTGTCTGCTACGTCACCAATAATTTTAATTAATGATTTTATGACTTTGATTGCCACAGTGCCTACAACGTCAATTATTTCTGCCACAACTGGAAGTAAATTCGCGATTATCCAGTTAATTAAAGGCACTAACACTGACTCCCACAGAAGCTTCAGAGAATCAATGAGTTTTCCGAGGAATGTTTCTATCTTTAAAATCGCGTCCCCTAATGGTCCCTCTAACAGCCCTTTGATTTGTTCCGCCAGTCCTTGTAGCACTGGAAGAATGTATGTGTTATATCCGGTTATCAGAGTTTCAAATATGCTTGATAGTCCATCTGCTATAGAATCAAAGAACGGCTTTACGTGTTCATCGTATAACCTTGATATTGCGTCACTAAGGTTTTGAACAACCGTTAAGACCCCACTTGTTACAGTTTCTATTACTCCGAGACTACCCTCGATTGCTGACTTCAAAATGTCCTTGTTCTCGATAAAAGGCTGTGCAATCATGTTCAGGATATCTCTACCAAGTTTTGCAGCCGTTTCTGTAAGAACCATTCCGATTTCAGCAAAGATTCCGATTAAATCCGCTGTAATCTGCTGTGCGGTTTCTCCACCAAAAACTGAGAAAACATCAGCGAAAGCAACTGCAAGATTTCCCGCGATTTGTGAAATTTCGGCACCGATGTTGAACATATCTATCAGATAGTTCTTTATTCTTTGCGTGTTCTGCTTTAAAAACTTTTCAATTCCGCCTATAATGTTTTGCGCAATTGTTAATCCGATTCTGGCAAATGAGCCAGCGACTTGTCCAATTGCATATGCAAATGAATCTAAGAAATTATTTGCTGCTTTGGTAACTTCTGGGTCAGTGAAGATATCCTTTAAAGATTTCCATATGGAATCAAGGTCTTTCTTTATTCCGTCAAAAATCGGCTCGTAGTCTCCTAACCCATCCCAGAATCCTTTTGCGATTAACTTAGCCAGCTGCTTAAATCTGTCGATTATCTTCTTTAGTGGTTTTGACATTTTGTCAAGAACTGTCTCGCCCTCTGCTATCTTTCCATAATCAACATTTTGTACAGCATCTTTCATTTGATCTGCAAGTCCGCCGGTTGCACCAGGTACTTTTGACGATGAATCTGCGCTTTTATCCGTTGAGTAATTATTTATTTCGTCAAGAGGACTAAGATATCCTTTTGCCGCCTTAGTAGCTTTCTTGGTTGCGTCTGCTGTATCATTTGTTGCATCCGCCAGCTTTTCGGCATTGTCGGCTGCATTTCCATATTGATCTGCCGTATCAGCTATTGCATCTGTCCCGGCAAGGCCTGCACCACTCGCGCCTGTTTGGCCAGATGATTTCTTTCCAGTGATTAACTCCGTAAATGACTTGAAGGCATTTGCCAGAGTTGCTAACTTGCCGAGCAAGATATTAATAACTTTCAGAATAGGAGTGAAGAGATTGATTAACCCCTGTCCAACTGTTGCCTTGAGAGATTGCAGCTGTAACTGCATCACTCGCACTTGGTTCGCCCAGCTATCAGAAGTACGGATAAAGTCTCCAGATGCGGCTGATAACTGTTTCTGCACAAAAGCCAGACGGAGAGCCACTTTCTCCTGTTCGGTCATGGCGGATGTGGTTTTGCCGTATCCGTTAGCCAATGCATATTCGTCAAGTGCATTTTGAGTCATTACAACCCCAATATCTTTTAATGTTTCTGTTTCACCAGAAAATACAGACTTTAACTTGATATATGCTAAATCCTGACTAATATTGTAAAAAGAAGCTACATCTCCTGCTAGCTGGGTAAGCTGTGTTGACATATCGTAGGCCTGTGATTCCGTAAAGTTAAACTGTTTTGCCATTGATCCAAATAAGCCTACATATTTTTTTGCCATTGTTTCTGACAAGCCTGCTGTTTTTACTGCTTTTTTTGAAAACTCGTTAACTTTTTCGGTCATATTTGGAAAAACTACATTCACAACACTTTGAACTTCGTTTAAATCTGAACCAAGTTTTGTGCACTCTTTTCCAAACTGCGCCAGTTTTCCAATTGCGAATACTCCGCCAATTAGTACGCCTAATTTCTTTACTACGCTACCAAGTCCATTGAATGATTGCCTAATTGCCGATACGCCGTTTTGCACGCCTGATGTGTCCAATCTGGTATCAATAATGACTGAGCCATCAGCAGCCATGCGTCCACCTCCTAACTATTTGAGGTTCAACATCTCATTCAGCGCATCCTTGTACGCTTGCTCTTCTTCGCTGAGACGTGTTTTTATATCAATAATGTTCTTATTTTCTTGATAGAATTTCTTTTCCCATTTATCGAGCTTTTCACCCTTTGCTTTTTTTGACCGGATTCCAACTACGGTGTTGAACAGGCACTCGCCAGATTCCATAAAGTATCCAAAAAACGTCCACCAGTGCATATAAGGTACTGATCTGATTTCTTTACCAGCAACCTTGTTTACAGCCGGCACGATCATATCTCCATCCTGTTCCCAGTCCATCAAGCGGGGTTTAGGCTTATTCGGACTATCGTTAACTTGACCACAGTCAATAAACTCGCAAGCTTTCTGACAAGCTTCTGCAAGATATTCCGGGGGCATGCTTTGCCAGTCCTCAAACAGAATCTGTAACATAACAACAGCTTTCGCCTGTTCGTCCAAATCTGGGTCATCCATGGCGACCAGAATATCAATAATTACTCGAAAATCCGTCCTGATAGAAAAATCCACCCCACTGATATTTAGTGAGGTGGGTAACTCATAGGCGGTCATTTTGTATACTTCTCCGTGTACTTATTGACCACTTCCTGCATTTTTTTCTTTCTCTTTTCAATTTCCGGAGTAAGTGCTTCATTGATTTTGTCCAGAACGATATAGGCAAACACCTGACCATTTCCAAAAACAGTTGTTGCGGTAATTGGTTCTTTGAATAAATCCTTAGATGCTTCGTATCCGAGCATATAATTGATTTTGTCCTCGATCTGCTTATTAATCTCCGCCATCTCTTTGCCGGAAGAGACATTTTTAACAGATTCCTGAGCCTGTTCAAAGAAAGTTTCCAATTCTTCCGCTCTTGCTGCAATGTTGATGTCGGTAGGATTCAGTTTGAATGAAGAGAACACTTCACCCTGCTTGTTCGTGAATGTGAAAAGAAGAAATCCATCATCAATGTTTGTATTAATTGTTTTTGCCATTTTCTATGCCCTCCTAAAAAAAAATTATTCGCTGTCAGCTGTAAATGTGCCGGAACTGATATCAAATTTTCCTTTTACTCGTTCGCCGGTATAATTGACGGTAAACGGAATCTGATAGCCAGATGTATCACCGCCGTAGGAGGTCGGCACAACGTAGCAGTCCTGCTGATATGCTTCATACTTGCCTGCTGTAGCTTCCGTCCAGAGATGGACCTCAACTGCTTTTGTTTTGAGATTATCGTCTTTGTATCTGTTGTCTACGATCTTCTGCAATGCTGTGAACAGATCAGAAGTAGTGTCTGCATAGAATGGATCAGCGTCAGAAGAAACTTCGTAGCCGTTATGTTTGAATGTGGATTCTCCAAGAATGTTTTTAGAGGTTTCGGTGTCTGGATTGAGTTCAACATTGTACTCTTCCAGATCTTTTCCAAGACGTTCATACTTCGGTGTCAGTCCTCCGCAGAGGGAGCCTGCGTCGATATAATGAGCCATATATTTACGGTCAATTTTTCCTGTAACTGGCATAGAAATGTCCTTTCTGCCTATAACTTTAAAAGGCTGTGTAGGTTAGCGACTATCTCCAATTGATAGCCGGTTGTTACTTGTTATATTGCTTCGTAAGTATTTTCGTAGCGCACCGACAATGGTAACAACCAATCCTGTACGCCACTCTCCTGCGGTTCTAAACCATAGGAATTATCACGGGTGATACGTTTTATCACTCGCCCCTGAGAAAGCTCAGGAAACGCATTTAAACGTGTCTCAGAGCCATTTATGATAACTGGTTCTCGGCATATCCATTTACCGAGATTATCTAGGAACTTCTGAACGGATAGCTTCTGCCTTTCCTTGTCGGATGCTGTGCGATATACCACGTAAAATGGGTACTGGCATACCTGGTGCATTACGCCACAAACATCTTCTTTTTCTGAATAAATCAAAGCTCCATTATCTGCCGAGAACGCAATTCCTGATTCCTTGCCAAGTTCTTCAAACTTGATTGTTTCATTTTCATACAGTCCCGGATACTGGTTCAGAAGTGCTTTCATGGCATCTGTCAGAATTTCGTATCCGGTTGCGTCTTTTCCGATAGGTTTATCTGCTATGCCTGCCACCTCCTGCCTGTGCTTTTACTTTGCGAACCCATGTGTCACCATATTGCCGTTTAGCGGCATCAAACCACTTTGCCTGTGCCCGTGGGTGAGCCTGTTTGGTGTATTCAAGATTTTCCTTTGCGGCTGTCCGACCAGAAAACTGACTAACGAGAACTTTCTTTGCTCCACGTCTTGCGTAGGGACTTCCAGTTGCTTCATCAACCATTCCTTTCCCCTCGTACAGAAAACGTCCATAAGGAGCCGCCGCCGCGCATACTTTCCCAGTTCCTTGTAAGGATGTACTCTCAACTCTTGTTCGGTTGATAAAGTCCCCTGTAATCATCGGCATAAACGGCACCATACTGTCCATAACCATTCCATCAAGGAGATACTGGGCTTCTTGATACTGCCTTGAGAACCTGTCCATATTCAGTTTGATTTTCATATCTCCATCGACTATGGAGAATCCTTTGAAATGATGAATTTTACTCATATCACTTACCCAAAATCTCAAAGTGTGGAATCAGTGTGTACGGACCGCCTACACTGGTAACCTTAAACACGTTATCCTTGTTCTCGTTCATGTACTGGTAGAATCCGTTTCGATAATCACCATCAGTTACTGCTCCACCAGTCCATTCACCCTCCCAAAAGAATGATTCGTCCGAGAATGTGATAGTATCTTCCAGAGCATTGTTAATCTGCCTTTTCCACTCCTTCGAAGGCACCCATGGGAGAATCTTGCCATCTTTATCGGTAATGGTTATATCACCGTTCTGAACAGCATAACAAACGTGCAACTGTGCGTTGTCAGTTGCGTCTGGTCCGTACTTTTTAAGGATTGCTCCCTTGTCCGTAATGAGATCAACGCCGGATAGCACGTGAGGATACCAGTACGCATCTCCTGTCGTGGCTGATTCGTAATAGTCAAAAATCGTCACCGTTTTTTCGTACATGATACCCTCTCCTTAATATTATTCTTTCTGCGTTGTCTGCTTAATAATCTGATTCACGCCAGTAGCCGATAATCCGTTAAACATACCGACCGCAACCGCTGTGATATAATCCGTTGCCGGGAAGTCCGGGATAACTCCCATCCCGACAGCTCCGAGAATGCCACCAATAACCGCCATGATCACTGGAATCCATTCATCAGAGATTCTTTTTGATGCTTTACAGCCCATTCCTACGATGTAGCAAATCATAACGATTGCGATGCATGAGCCAAGTGTTGAAATGTCCATAATCATACCTCCAAATCAACTTTTTCCATAACTGCCCTTGCTTCCAGAACAGCAATATAATCCGTCATTGCTCTTACCTGCATATTGTAAGTGCTTCTCGGACAAGTAGGAGTAAATGGGAGTTCCCCTTTGTCCCACTTTTCAAGCATATTCGCAAGTTTCTTATATCGAACAACCACCTGCATATACTCTGCCTTAAAGCGTTCCTTGTAATCTGCACTGTTCATCATTTCAACTGTCTGTTTTAATTCCATTATTCAGATACCTCCTTAAATTCTTCTTCAAACTCATCCTTTACCATTGTATCGAAATACCCTTCTTCATCACGCAAGACGTAGTCTCCGGGCTCTACGAGTACCGAATCAACTCTTTCGCCATCTCTAAATAGAGCAGGATATGCAGAAATCTCAATGTGCGGCGGGTTAAGATTATTATTAATTTTTACCGAATTGCCAACAAACTTCTCAATTTGAGCTATGCTTTCAGGAGTGGTAAAACACTGAACAGCTTCAACTATAGTCGGTTTTATTCGTACATATTTCATACTCACACCCCCGCATAAAGAATCGGTATTCCATCATCCGTCCTTACTCCCATTAGAAGTGGTAAAGCTGTTTTTAAGAGCAAGTCGTTCGTTTTCTGTATATCTCCAGCGGCGGCATACACTGCACTCCATTCCTTTGCACCTGCTCCAATCTGTTGAGGTGTGGCGTAAGAAATTGATTCACTGCCAGATGATACAGATGTTACAATGCCTGTTGAGATGTTCCCGACATTTATGTCGGTTACATTTGCCGATGCCTGATTAATAGCATTCTTTTTAGCAAGTTCAATCTGATACATCAATTCAGCCAGTGAACAGACCGCCTTTTTGATACGCTTCTGTGAGCGTTCGTTCGTCGGCAGTCCATCCACCAACCTGTCAAATGTCATTGTGTCCACAAAATCACTGGCTCTTTCTGCCAGTCGTGGAAAGTCGGTTTCTGGCACGACATTGCCGAATGATTCTGTATAGAATTTATAATCTGCATAAGCCATGCCAGTTACCTCCTACGTTTGTCATTTTGCTGTTACGCTTGCACTTCCGGCATTCAGCGCTTTGTATGTTCCATCACACTCAACCACTGTGATCTTCTGTCCGGTTGCCGCTGTGATATCGGCTTTTCCATCCCAAGTACTCCAGTTTCTGAGATTCTGGCCATAAGTTACAGCTGTTTCAGATGCACCAACTTTGTACTTGTACACATTGTTAGCGTTTTCTTTAGCCGGGTTTACAGTGATTTTTGTATCACCAGTTGCTGTTCCTGCCGCAGATGTTACTGTCAGAGTGCCAAGCGTTGGTGTCTCATCAATGGTAATTACTGCGATTGCATCAATGTACTCCGCAAAAAGAGTCAGTCCCATAACTGCGAACGCTTCGGAAACTGCTGTGTGGTAGTTGCCCTGAGTGTGGAATCCGATCAGGTTTGTCTCGCCAGATACGGTGTATACAAGCCCTGCTCTTGCGAAGTCAGATTCGTTCGGGTCAACATAATACAGAACGATGTTCTCGACAGGTGTTGCAATAACCTGTCCTCTCGGGATTTCGCTGTCAGACAGTAAAAAGATTGTGTTGAATCCCATAAAGTCTTTCATGTACTGGAATCCGAACTGGTTCTGAATAGTAATTTCAGCTGCTCCGAGGTATTCATATACGTCCAGAATGTTGACAAATCCAGCGACGCCAGTCACATTTCTGTGCATCTGCTTGAATTTGTTCTCAACACGACCCTTAGCCATTGCCAGAGCCATCTGGAATGTAGTTTCTGTGGAAGTAAGTGTACCGGTTTTCAGATAGTCATAGAATCTTCCGGTAACATCAGTCTGAAGCTGGAAAAGGAACTCATCGTCAGTCATCTGAACAGCGTTCTCATAACCGTGATCCTTGATTGCTTCAATAGATACAGCCTTTGCGTACTTCTCGATAGTCATTTCCGCATAGTTCTTTTCTTTTACAGTAAACTTGCTGTAAGGGATTTCCTCGCCCTCTGCCACTTTTCCGCTCTGTAAAGTACCTTCTGCATACTTAGACTTGAGTACAGCACCCGGCTGTTTTTTGATAGGTCTCATGATACCCAGAATATCACGTAAGTGCTGCCAGTTTCTTTCGAATCTGGTAACAAAGTCAATCTCACGTGCTGTAACCTGAATATCATTTGTCATAATAAGATTAGCTTTTACTGCCATATAAAAATCCTTTCTACCCATAATTATTAAGGTATTGGGTTAGCGGCTATACTCTGTCGTATAGTCGGTGTAAAAAATCACTGGAATAACTGGATGTTCTGAGCAATTGCAGCCTGTCTCTCGGACGGGTCTTTGATCGCTTCGATATCTTTCTTTGTCATGCTTCCCGGTGTCTGCTGCTGTCCAACGTGAGTGGTAAATCTTGCCTGATTCTGCTGAGCCTGCTGCTGAGATTCATCCACAAAAGCAGATGCGTCAGACTGCTTCATCTGCTCGATCAGATCGTTCAGGCCAAGGATTTTACCGTCTTTCAGTTTAAGACCTGCTTCTTTGATGTCTGCCATAACAGACTTCTTTGCAGCTTCACTTGAAAATTTAACATCGTCGAGTGCCGCTTTCAGAGCATCTGAGAAATCACGGTCGTAGATTTTTGCATTGAATTCTTTCTCTGCATCTGCCGCTTTCTGTTTCCAAGTCTCTAACTCGCTTTTAATATTTGTCGGGTCGATACCGTCAAAACTTTTTAAGGTTTCTTCTGCTGTCTCAGCACGTACTTTCCAGTCATCACGTTCTCCCTCGACTTTTGACAGAGTTTTTGCAACTTCCTTTGCATTCTTGTAATTCTCAGAGAGTGCTTTCTTTACATCTGCCTGTTTATCCTCCGGGATTTCAATTCCAAATGATTTTAAAGTGTCAATAAGTTTCTGCATAACATCCTCCTGGTCGTGTTTATTGACCTGCCGCCGCAGGTAAATGGATTAAGCCAGTTAGACCACTGGCAAGGTAATCGGAAAGGCAGGAATCGAACCTGCGACCTCACATTTACAGTGCGATCTACCACTGAGCTACATTCCATGCCGCCTATAACGGCCAACCCTCTAAAAAGAAACTGGGGTGAATTTCACTTCTTTCGCTATAGCGTAAATCCACCTGAGACATAGACCACCTGTATACAAACAGCTTAACTCTAAGCGGATTAAAGCGGAGCGCCCGGAATCGAACCGGAGACCAGAGTGCGACTCTGTCAGTTTTCCACTAGCGTACATTCCACATAACCCGGATTCCCGGGTTAGCAAGGTGTTTAACGTGTCATGCCTGCCACGAGTTGTTTCGGATATTTATTTCTTTAAAAAAGTATGAGTAACAAAAACCTTAATCAAGGAGGTATGCCATCTTGCGCGCCAGACGGCAAATACGCATGACAGGATTCGAACCTGTTTAAAACTTTCCATCAAAGCGTGCGTACCAGCTACTAAATTAAAGAAAGGAGGATTAAAACGAAAATGTCAAAACAACCGTTTTACTTGTGCTTCCTGCTGCACAATTACATTATAACAGATTTCTTTTAACTACCTCTCTACCACTTTTTGTGTTTTTAAAGCATATCCCGGAGTTTTTCCACGTATCTTTTAACAAGATCGCGTTCCTCCCGGCACTCCGCATCTTTAGACATATCGCTCATTTCTGTTGTGAGTTCGTCCAGATGTTCTTCCAGAGCGGCAAGCATCTTTCTCTTACAGTCCTCAGATTTGCCGGAACGATAGCTCTGTTTCTGCGTCATGTAATCGTCATAAGCATCTCGTCCATCAGAACGGCTGTAATGCCCTCTGACATAATGCTCACCACGTCTTGCATAAGAATTGCCCCTGTCGTAATCCGGCATCATTCTGCCGTCATTTGAGCTGTATCTCCCCATGCTGTCGCGCTTTCTTCCGCGTTCGCTGTAATCGTCATTGTATTCACCACGCATCTCATCAAGGACAGTGTTGTAATACTCCACCTTTTTGTCCCAGTACTGCGTATTCTTTATGTCTTTATACATATCAATCAGTTTGTATGTCATTTCCAGATTTCCAGTGGTCAGTCCACTGTCAGCAATTTTAGACAGTTCATCTTCGATTCTTGCGCATAAGTCTTTAATATCTCTCATAATCACACCTCCTACGCCTCTCTTGTTACAACAATGTTTGCGTTCGCAACAGAAATAGCCTGATCACTGGTATTCTCTACTGCGATATTAACACAACATCCGCGTGGTACATCCACGTAAATTCCGGAAGACACATTATTATACTGGTCTACTGCTGCCGGTGTGGAAATCATCTGAGAAGATAATACCGGTTCTCCAGAGATTGCGACTGCCAAAGAGATAGCTCCAACTGTACCGCCTGTTGGAATTGCGATATTGCCAGAGAAGTCCACAAAGAATCTTGCTTTACACTGGTTAGTAAGTCCTCTCAGCGTAATAATCCCGCTTCCTTCCCTGTGCTGAATGCAGTTAGAACCTTTAACTGCTACGTTTGAAAATACTACGTTTCCATTTGCTGCTACAGTCTGAGCAGCTACATTTGTAAATTCTGCCATAATTTTACTCCTTTCATATCACAAAAGGACAGGTCTCAGCCTGCCCCTCTGTGTAATACGGCAAAAGCCGACATCCGAATCAATCGAAAGATACTCTCGATATGAAGTTGTTAACAATTACATCCAGTGTTGCATCCGCATCCGTAATATGTGTTCGGGTTAGGAACCTGATATGCCGGGATCGGTGCCGGATTAATCGCATTAATGAGCTGCTGTGTCTGTGAAGCCATTGCGGTTGTGAGAAGTGCGCTCTGGCGATCCTGAGAAGCAGCACGTCTGAGGTCATTGTTTTCAGCCTGCAGGTTAGAAATCTTTTCATTACAAAGATAATCAAGAATTGCTCTTGTTCCTGCGTTCTGGCTGTCAATAATGTCTCTTGTGTTGCTGTTCATGGTGTTCTGCAATGCACAGGTATTCTGTGCCATGTTGTAGTTTATGCCCTGAATTGCTTCTCTGGTTTCGCAGCAGCAGTTTGCAAGCTGTGCCTGGAGTGCATTGGTATTCTGCATATTCGCTACAGTGTCAGCATTAATAGCCTGCTGGATTCCGAAGCCAGTCTGCATGATGTTTGTGTTGATTCCATTGAATCCGGTAAGCATACCGTTGTTCACTGCATAGAAGCCATCACAGAGACCGTTGTTGATTCCGTCAAGCTTGCTGATTACTGCGGAATTGTCAAACCCTCTCTGAATATCTGCCTGTGTAGCTGCTGTGGCTGTATATCCACCGCCGTTGCCGTTATTGCCCCAGCCGTTGTTTCCCCATCCGAAGAAAGCAAAAATGAATAAAACAATAATCCACCAGCTGCCATCTCCGCCAAACATGCCGTCATTATTTCTGCCGTTTCCAGTAGCAGCGGCAATATCTGCTAAGCTATAATTTCCATCCATAATATAATCTCCTTTTTGTGTATTTACATCAATCTGGCCAGATTGTAATGTACTATTTCATATTCTTCAGCAGGTTTTGGAACTGTCCTGCCATCTGCTGAACCTGATTAAGTTGCTGTTGGGAAATCTTCCCAGACTGTAACATCTTCTCAACTTCTGCTTTCGGGTCCCCCTTAAAATTCTGCCTAAACTGCATAAACTGCTGTATCATCTGCATTGGTCCAGTTCCCTGCGGCATCCCACCGCCAAGTGCGTTAAATAATGGATTACTCATCTGCATTTCCTCCCTTGGTCGCTGATTCCTGTACGGTATTAGCCCTAACAGGTTCAGAAAAAGAATTTAATCGACTTGCTATAGCGTCGCATTTGGCTTTTAAATCATCGTATTCCTGTCGAGTAACATATTTGTCCATGTTCTGAACAGGCTGCTTAGGCGGCATCTGAGAGCCTATCTCGTGGTATTCAAATGTCCGCAGTGGCTGTGGCATACCGGATACATCTGTGGATTTTATGTAGAACTTTTCACTTTCGCTGTCCATCAGCAAAACACTTGTCCCGGGCGCTACCAGATAGGATTTTGCGCCAACTTCGCCAGATACCCACAGGATACCATTGTTATTCTGTTGTGGTTGCTGTACTGGCTGAGCTGGCATCTGGACAGGCTGTTGCTGGAACTGGTTCATCTGTCCCGGAACGCCAAAACTATATTGATAAGGATTGTTATATAATGCCATCTTATGCACCGCCTTTCTGATTATATTTTTGCATGAAAAAGAATTAAAAAACAGACCGAAAAAGTATCGAAAAAGTATTGACATACCACCAATTTGGTGGTATTATATAATCATCAAAGGAACGGAGGAAACAGAAATGAAGAAATACAACTTATCAAAAATCATGAAAAGAGCATGGGAACTGGTTAAAAAGTCAGCATTAACTATATCCTCCGGTCTTAAGAAAGCATGGGAGGAAGCGAAAACAATGGCAAATTATGTATTAGAAGTTTTTGACAATCAGAAAGGGTATAAAATTCCTTGGAAAGAGCTTGAGAAAATGCTTGATACAGTTTACCCCGATGGCGATCAGGGTAACGGATGGTATCAGAAATGGAATTGCAACAACTGGGCAAAAGCGGGCAAGGATAGAACCTATATCTCTTTGAGAGAATATAGGAATTCTAAACTGAGAGCTGAACATGCTCTTGGTTACTATGACAACATTAATGGCACATATGTTGTTACAGACCGATACAAAAAAGTAACAGATGTCATTGAAAAATTTCAGAGCAGATAGGAGATTGATTATGAAAAATATGCATTTAGAACCTATAACAAAAGAAATTTTGGAGATGCTTGCCAAATATACATTTACTCCAGAAAGAAATTTCGGAATTTATGATAACATCTCTATCTCTGGAGATGGAGAATACATTGAATTTTACGGAGAAACCGTCAACAAAGAACCAGTTTATGATAAACATGGTGAATTAATGGATTATAATTACAGTGTAAAATCTATGGCAAGAAGATATCGTCGTGATAAATTCAGTGGCGAATATTTCGAATATTAGGAGAATTTATGACTATATCAGAAATGCGTGAACGGCTAAAAGTATCTCGAGCGGAGTTCTCAAGGAGGTACAACATACCAATTAGAACGCTCGAAAACTGGGAATCCGGAAAAAGCAAATGTCCGGATTATGTGAGACAGTTGTTAGAGCGAGCTGTCTTGGAAGATTGTGAGAAATAAGAAAAGGAGAGGGTAGAATGTCCTCTCCATATTTTTTTAACACACTTTAATTATTTTATTGTTCACCCGACGGCTTAACCGTTTTGCCGTAGATATACTCACGTTCATCTGCTCAGCGCAGTATTCGAGCGTATATTCCTTGCATCTCAGCCGGAACAATCTTTCTTCGTCCGGTGTGAAATTACACTCTATCAAGAACCTGTCTATATCTTTCTTAGTGAACACATATAATTTCATGAGCATACCCCTTACTAATGCTAACGTTGATTCTGCGCAAGATAATTTGTAAGCTTCTGTTTTGTTTTTTTTAATTCTTCTACATTATTCCCACTAATCTGACTGTCCAACATGGTTGATAACACTTCCAGAATCAATGAATCACGTTCTGCGATTCTCCGAAGACTTTCATAATCTCGTCTATCATGTTCTTCCAGTGTCTCTACTCGCTTATTAAGTCGGAATGCCGGGGTAATCCATTTAAAGATTACGGCTGCCGCCCCTCCTATGATAGAAATGCCACCACAAATTGATAGAATTGTTTGTATTGCTTCAATAATATGCATATTGATATACCTCTTTAATATTTCATTGATTTGTGATATAATATTTGTGTACGGATAGGGTAGCTCCCGAAAGTCTCATGTCCTAGAGATTTCCGTACATTTATCAATAGGACACGCACACTGAAAGGACAGGTGTTATTTTTATGCAAGAAATTTGGAAAGATGTTGTCGGTTATGAAGGATTATACAAAATAAGCAATCTTGGCAATATTATTAGTGCAAGGAGAAATTACAATAAAGGATGCAAGTATTTGACTCCTTTTGAAAACGATGGTTACGATAGAGTAACACTTGTTGTTAATTACAAACGTAAGAACTATCTCGTTCACCGCCTTGTTGCAGAGGCATTTATTCCGAACGTGGAACAAAAAGAAGTAGTGAATCATATTGACGGGAACAAGAAAAACAATACTGTTGATAATCTTGAATGGGTCACGAAACAAGAAAACACTTTTCATGCAATAAATACAGGATTGCGCTCCGCTTCTGTCCCTCCTCATGGAAATTATAAGAGAGGAAACAGTCCAAGAGCAAAAGTTGTTTATCAATATGACTTAAACAATCATTTTATCGCTGAGTGGAGTTGCGCAGAAGATGCCGCAGACCACGTAAACGGTCGAAAAGATAGCATCAGTCGTTGCTGTCGTGGTGAACGTCGAACTCACAAAGGTTTTGTGTGGAAATACAATAAAACATAATAGTGGATATTTATCCATTTTTTTCCCAATAATAAATCGGTATTTCGTTTCCGCTATTCCATGTATCATAATATTTACCATCTTGTACCGTCACTACATGACCATCTATGCAGAGAATGTACGTGCCTGTCGGATGGTCTGCGCAAAAGTCGTTGACTGTATAGATATATCGTTCTGATTGTTCAATCAGTTTGCGTCTGTACCCACGCTTATAGAGATACGCTCCCCAGACATAATTTGCGCTCGGCATATCTGACAGAGTACATGCCTGTATCATTAATCCGGCGAATACTGTTTCCCAGTCGAAGCCAGTTGCTTTACATATTGCCCGGACAACGCAATCTCCTGTTCTCTTATCCTTAACAGGATTTGGATTGAAATATTCCCATCTATCCATCAGTCAATCCCCTTTGCTGTTTTATAGCGTTTTGCCGCTCCTCTGGCTTTAGCGGCGTTCTGGCGGTTCCACTTCGCGATCATGAGCCGGTCTTGCAGTTCCCTCAGATCGTTCTGCTTGCAGTAATCTTTGTATGCAGCATTTTGTTTTTGGAGAAGAAAAGACTTCCGGTCAAGGTCTTGCTGAAGTGCGAACCTTGTCTGTTCATCCTTACAGTTATCAACCGCCGCTTGCAGTCCAAGGACTTCACGCTTCGTCTTGCGGATTCTCCGTTCATAAGTACGTTGCCGCTGTTCTTTTTCGTACTGTTTACCTTTGTTGGCTTTATCCTGTGCTGATAATTCCGCATAGGGATTAAATTCCCCATCACTGGCTCCAAAACTATGCCGACAGTTGACTCCTGACAGTCCACTTGCTGTTCCGTATCCGGTCAATGAGAACGGCGGAAACTTCTTGCTCTTACCAGAACGAGAGTATATCTTGCCTTGCCAAAACGAGTGATTTCCCGGATTCTCGCCGCCGTCACCTGTTCTGGCTCCTATGTGTGCACTGACCAGAACTAAATCCCAGTCCATTTCTTCCATGCGTTTGAGAGATATATCTCCCGTAGCCTGAGCCACACCAGTTCTGACAGAACGTGCAACTGCGGTTTCGATTGTGTCTTTTCTGCCAGATGGATATGTGACGGTAATACCATCGCTCACAACGTTATTAACTGCCTCTTTGATGGCTTGCGTATACCCGACCGCCCCTGTCATCACATGGTTATATGCAAGGTCGCATTGCTCAATATAGAGTCTCTGAGCGGCACTTGCGGTTGTTCTTGTAAAGTTCTTCCATTCGCCCATAGTCGCAAGCATATTCCGTTCCATGAGCCTTATCATAGCCGGAGACTGTTCGAGCGGTACAGGACTTAATCCTGCCGCCTTGTACACCTTGTCATCATAGTTCATTGCAGTGATTCCGGCATCTTCAAACGCTTCAAGGAGTTCCTGCTGTTCGCGTTTGGTGTACTTTGATAGTTCCGCCAGAACGTCCTCTAGCAGTTCACCGGATTCCTGTAGCGTTCTGATTCTCCACGCATCGGCATTGGTCAGAATATAATCCTCGCCTCTGCCAATCCTTGCCATCATTCTCGACACGATCTCAGAGATGATATACTGATGCAGTTCCTCGGCGATTTGTTCGCTGCCCTCTGTGATTTGCCGTAAATATTCAGGACTAAGCATAGTATATCACCTCTTTCGTCAAAAGTCGTGGTACATGTTTTGGTTTTTTGTTAGTTAATTAAATGGTTGATTGTTTCGGTATTACTGGTATATCTTAGTGTGTATTAGCCCTCTTTAAATTGGTTCATTTCAAAAAAGGTATCCTACAGGATGCCAAACTTTTCTTTTAACTTCTCACAATTTTCGACTTTTTCTAAATATTCTTTCCCATCACGCACATACCACGGTTCTGTTTGCTTTTTTATTGTCGCTGGGCTTCCTACAATTAAAACATTGTCGACTTCTATATTTTTATTAACAACAGAATTTACAGAAGCTGAAACATTCTTACCTATAACTATATCATTAATAACCTTTGTCCCTGCGCTACAATAAAAAGCATCGCCAATTTCCTTTTTACCAGCAGTAATACAAGTAGATGTATGCAATACAGAATAATTGCCTATGTGATTTCCATACCCCACTACAATTGTCCCCCAATGGGGAATCACAACTCCATACCCTAATACATTGGGAGCAATTGAAAAGCCTAATTTTAACTGAATCCGCTTATTTTTTAGTTTCCAATAAAAACGTTTTATACTTCCTACATTTGTATAGTACTCGTAATAACGAAGTGATTTCATAAAATTCAATATATCGTTTGGAACAATAATCCGCTTAATTCTTTCAATAAATGAATACTCAAACTTACCTATATTCATCATAGAATCTGCCATTAGATAAAATTTTAATTCTCTTTTGCTTGTAATCATAACCCGCCTCTTTAATTATTTCCAAAATTCACATTTATAGGATTATACTATGCTATTTAAAGTATTTCAAGATTACTCTATTCAAAAATATTCTATAAAATGATTATCATTTTTCGAATAAACTTTTACTTTTGGTTATACGACGAATTCGCATCAGCTATTTTAATTGATTTGATGATATTGGTTTTTTTATCGGAATCTAAAAATACCGCATATTCGCTTTTTGAACATGAATACTTTTTATTTTTAATTAACTTTAGCACTCATTTAATATTTTTTCTTTTTAAATAGTTGACTGCCCTACATAAACATTATTTTGAATCTCTTCCAAATCAATATCCGGAGCATCTGGTTCAATTGTATCATTACCATATGCTTTAGATATATAATCTGCGCTGTATATATTTCCACAAATTTCAACAATATGCCTTTTTTTGTTAGTAACATATAATATTCCTTCTGGATTTTTAAGATGCACTTTTGAACTTCTCATAATAAATCGATTTGTATAATTCAGTGGATAGAAATACGATACATATGATTCTCCTTCGATATTACAATCGGTTATAATAATATCTCCAATTGCATCTATAGTATCATTTAAAATACCTTTACCTCCTATAATATCGCATTTATCCACATTTATATGCAAATATTCTTGAGAGCCTTGTTCTGAAAATGCCCCTTCGATAGCACGTCCGTAAGGATTTGATATTATACATCCTCTCATTGTAATATTCTGATGAGCATGTGTTGTACTTGATAATTTTAATGCACTATTCATCAAATCTGTCGGTTGCCCGTCATATTCTATCTTTGTAGCGTTAATATCCATATACAATTTGCCAGTCCCTGTATGATTGGTTGCAATTATTATTGTTTTTTTGGTAGAATTGTTATTTATAAACCCTCCATGATTTATAAATACGCAAGATTCAATTGTAGAATAAAGATTTGATGCTCCCATATTTTGAATTGAATATAATTCATCACAAGAATCTGTAATTAATGAGCAATTCGCCATGAAAGATGTAATATCTTTTAAATCATTTATCATTCTAATAGCGATTACACCACCTGCATTGCCAGCACATTTATTTTCAAAATTTGAGTTTGTAATAGAAACACGTTCATCACAAGCCCCATCAACCCATAGTATAGCTCTATTTCCAGTATCAGACGTGACTACCCAATTGCAGTTGTCAATTAAAATAGTTTTTGCGTTTTTTATTCTAAAAGTGGGACAAGAACGTTCATCTTCAGCTATACGTTCACCGTATAATATTCCATTTGTCTTAATATCAATATCTAAATTTTTCACAATAAATTCTGTTAGATTTTTTGCGTTGACTTGGAATTGGAAGAATCCATAGCAAGTATTCTGAACATATGAAAATGTGTCGTCTGCTGTAATCTTTGCACCATGTCCATCAATATGAATCTTAGTTGCATTTGGTAAAATCGCGCGACAGATCTTATAAATAGCTCCATCTTTCATGATTATATTTTTATTACTACTTAACGTTTGTTCAATTGCGTCACTATCATCCGTTACGCCATCCCCAACAGCACCGAACATCTCTGGCGTAACATAAGAATCGCTAAAATATTTGACATCCTCTTTCAGTGAAGCAATGTCCGTCTTATTCTGCTCGATCTGCTGTGCCTGTTCTGTGGTGGCTCCGGGCTTGACCGGATTCTTTTCAAGGTACTCATTTACTGCGGCTTTAATTTCTTCCGGCGAAATCTCCCCACCAATTCCTTTTAAGCATAATTCGTATAAATACTTCTCTTTTCTTGTGATTGGCTTCGGAATTTCGCCCTTGTAATCACCTGTCAAGTACGCAAGATATTTTTCTTCCCTCGTTACTGGTTTATCTGCCATCTTTTTACTCCTCTCCGAATAGTGTTGGCTCGTCTGACTGAGCCTCTTTAACCATTGCTTTCGCTTCTTCCTCAGTCATTCCTTCAAACTTCACGAAATACAGCCATGCCGGAACCTTGCCAGTAGTCACATACTGCCACCATCTTGCACGGTCGTTTTCACGCACATACAGGATATCGCCGAAATCATAATTGACTTCATAGGCTCCAACAGGTGCAAGCCCGTACAGGTCAGCGTAAACATTTAATGCGTAGATTACTTCATCCAGACAGGATTCCAGTTTGTCTCGAACATCTTTGATAAACTGCACTGTCCTCTGCTGTTCCGCTTCCACTCCCGTAGCTGTCTGGATGCCGCTAGATTCGTTAAAAACAAAGTAGCCGTTGGAGAATCCAATCTTGTATCCTAACTGACTTAAAAGGGCATTTATTCCGCTTATACGGGTATCTGTGTTGAGTTGTGGATTGATTTCTTGATAGAATTCTTTCTCATCCTGCCCGAATACATTCTTGACAAAGTGTGGTAAGTTCATCTCATTACGTCTGTTCTCCATGCCCTGTGGTGACATGACTGCTACAGGTGTACCGCTCGGCATCAGCAGTCTATCATCTGCCAGAACTATCTTCTGAGAATCAAAAATTTCTCCGGCATTACGGCTGTATGCAATGTCGAGGTCTTTTAACTCCTCGATAGCTTCGGCAAAAATCGGCAATCCCAATGGTGCATTAATATCCACGTTATTCGCTTGCGGCGTCCGCAGTACTCCGTACAGAGGCCCGTCCAGCTTCTCTCCATTTGCCTTGAGAATCGGCGGCGTATCTGCCATAAGGTCAGCCCATTTGGTCTGTTTAAGGTCAATCTTATCACCGATTGACTGAGGGGATTTTGATACATAGGCTCTGTTGGAAACATAATACGGATAGGTTGTCACTCCGTCCACTGTTGTCTCAATAAACCTGTGATATTCAAGCCGTGTGTAGTATTTCCGTCCAACAGTATAAGAATCCTTAAATATAATCCCTTTGATTTCCTGATTATCGTAATCCACAATCATCACATCTGCCGGAGTGAATACGTCAAGGCTCTCGCCGTTTGGTTTGATAAATACCGTTCCGTAAGCACATCCATATTCCACCCAGTGCCGAATCTGGAAGTATACCTTGTCAATCTGCTCCTGCAACCATGTTGCCCTTGCAGAACCATCAATCTGAATGCCGATCGCCAATGTTGCAAGTCTGGCAGTCTCTGAGCAGACAGATTTAGCGAAGTTAATCGTCTTGATATTATTCTTGTCATCTAACCATTCCGGTACTCCCCTGTAAATGTTCGCGCACCGGTTAATCAGTGATTCCATTTCTGGAAATTCTGCCGCCTGGATGTTAAAGTCCTCTTCGGCTTGTTTTTTGAATATCATATTAAACCACCTTTTTAGTGTTGTTATAAGTCCCATTTAGTCGTCCTCAAATTCTATCCAGTCAGCGGGAACTTCTAGGATTTTTCCATCCATGTTTACAAGTGCGAGTGTTGATAACATTGAGCCTAACTCATATCCTCCGCATTTTCCTTCCTCACCAGTAAGAAATTCTTTATATTTTAAGAATATTGCACTCTTGGAAACGCTCGTTCTTATAATGATTTCTTGCCCATTTGAAACTATTTTATTTTTTATAGTATCATTTGGATTCGTAACAAAACATTTTTTTCTCATTATGCACTATTCCCCCTTCTGTTAAATAACGGCTCATAAGCATATCTAAGTGCCGAGATTGCGTGATCATTTCCATCAGGATAACCACTTATTACATTCCCCTCTTTGTCCCGATCATACTCATACTCCGTAATTTCCTTGTATGCATTTGGTGTTCGCTTTGGATCAATGACTATGGTCTTTGTCTGTAAGAATTTGAAACCATACTCGATACTTCCCGGCCCTTTGATTGCTCCTCTGGCAGGGAGTCCGGCGTCCCGGAAGTCGTTCACGGATTTAGGCTCCGCAGAATCACATATCATTGTGTAATCATCATAGCCTTTTTTCTTGATCCAATCAGCAGTCTTAGAGTTGCTCCATTTATTTACATACAGCTCGTCAATCAGATATATCTTCTCTCTGGCAGAATCATAATAAGTTCGGAGATAGCAGAAGGCATCCGGGTACCATCCATAATCTACACCAGCGAAAATGCGGTCCATGTGGCTGATCTCTTCGTCTGTAATATCTCTGATTTCCAGATACTCAAATACGTTTCCGCCGTCACCATTCGGGACACCCAGGTATTCATGCTCATATGCTTCTGGATTGACTTCCTTTAAGTGCTCTGCATCATTAAGGAATTTCTGACCTAGCCACTCTGCCGGGGCTTCCAGATAACTTGAATGATGAATAACTCTTTTTGGGTTAGGTGTGAGCTTAATCCTATTTACCCAGTTTGATTTTGATTTTGGTGGGTTGTATGATGAAAAATCATAGGATTCATCACCACCACGAAGCACTGACTGATTAACAGAGCGTTCCTGAGCATCTCCCTTCATTTGATCTTTTTCTTCTTTCCAGAGGATTCCAATGTAGCCAAACTCCGGCTTAATGGATTTCAGTTTGGTTTCATCATCCAGACCACGGAAGTATATTGTCTGTCCAGTCTTAATATACTTGATCTCAAGTGGCGACACCTTGCATTCAAATTCTTCCATCAGTCCAAGTTCATTGATAGCCCATTTCATATTGGCGTATACGGAATCTTTCAGAGTGCCTGCCACCTGTCTTGTAATGCAGGCGTGCATCTGTGGATTATTCTTAATAAGCTCAACAATCTTAAAAGCTACGAAAGAGGATTTCAGACCACCTCGACCGCCCTCGAATACATATTCGATATTAGGCTTAATCTGTCGGTTAATATCCACGAATGCCTTGCCGAGCACTCTGGCAGGAAGTTCGTATTTGCTTTCGTCTGATTTTGATACAGCTACCAACTGTTCCCATTTGTCTACTGCCTGCATATTTCCTTTAATAGCTTTATCGTATACGGCAGCTACAATGCAGGCATTGTTATTTGCATCCTCATCAGATATTCCCATCTTTGTGAGCTTCTTTTTCGCAGTGGTCGGGGCAGGATTCTCAGCTATCATTTTTGCTAATTCAGAAAGGGTCTTTTTTTGACGGCGCACTTCTCCCGACTTAATACCGCCTTTTTTTGTTATTTCTCGGAGTTCGCTCGGAGTTCGTTCAGAATTTGGTATTAAATTTTTCTCATTTGCCATCCTATCAACATCCAATCATATCCTTTCTGAATTCAAAAAAGTCCCCAGTATAGCAGTTATATACAAATATAATACCACACTGGGGAGATTTAGCTCTCTACCACTTTTATAAATTTTTAAGTTTTTTTTAAAGCCTGCCAATCAGTTTGGCCAGATGATAATATTCCGCCATGACCTTGCGTTTGTATCCGTAAAAGTCATTCTCTGTTGCAGGAACTGTCCTGATCTTCTCCATTGTCCGATAACCAATACTGTTCACGATGCTGTCATAGATTTGCGATTCGATGCCGGGTGCATATTTAATAGATACCTGTAACAGATTATATTTATCGCTTTCGCTAAGATTCCGCAAGTGGCTTTGTAATGTCGGTATATCGTCCGGCGGCACTCCGTAGTCAATCAGTGTTGCCTTTCTCAGCTTCATTTATTTCACCTTCTTCATTCAAGCTCCAGTCACATGGTATGCCTTGAAAACATTCTGGACAGTATTCGTAGAATCCGCAGCCTTTGCAATCCGCTGGCTGTCCAGTACAATATTGCTGTAGTACGTGGTATGCTGATATAGCAAGGTTTGGCGTTATGTCTGGTGTAGGTCTGTTATTCATTTCTTCATCTCCTCCAACTTTTTCACGGCTTCTTCACGGGTGAGGAATACGGTTTTACCAATTTCGCTCATTGGAAAAGCTCCTGTTATTGAACCTGTATAGTTTTCGTAATAAAATATAATTTCATCTTCTATATCTGGCTCAACATAACTGTCACAATATCCATATGAAAATGCTTTTATTTCATACGATTCCGGATATCCAAAATCGTTATCCCATACCATATCCCCAACCTTACACGGCAATCTCACAAGCAATCCCTGTTCTTCTAAGTCTTCATAAACAGCAAGTTTCGTAAGAATTTTATCCGCAAACGGTTTTAATAATCCATCCGTAATTTCTTCTTTTGCAACTCCTGTACCATCAACATTTCTTTCTCTTTCTGTTAATCTCTCCATCTACTTCACCTCTTATCGCTTGCTTTTTATCGCTCATTTTCATCGCTTGTTTTTGTAATTTCTCTCAAGCAGGCATTCCAACCGTCGGCAAATAAGTTTTTCTGCACTTCGTAATTGCTCACGGGTGCAGTTGTACTTTTCTTCTCTGGTAACAGCTTCAATGGACACCAATCAGGTCTTGATTTGCTTTCGTAATCATAATGTTCTTCTGTCATCAGAATTACATCATAATCTAAACAATCGGCTAATTCACAGTATCCCTCATATTCAAGTTCGCCGCAGTATGCAGTTCCGAACGGGCAATCATAGCAATTCTCCGGTGTATCTATCACTAATACTGATTTACTCATACGTTTCACTCCCTTTCAACATCAGGCTTAAAGTGTTATATCCCGGGCAAGTCCTGACTCCGTTTCTGGTATCTCTTAACAGTACACAGTACGGATATAATGCCATGACCTCATAGACGTGTTCTGTGGTGTCTTCGCCGCGCTGGTCGATGTATTTGAAACACTTTCCCGGTCTAAGAAAGTATCTTGCACATACATACGCTTTTGTTCCGAATCTTACACTTGCACTACTCATTCAACTCTCCCCATCCTTCACGATTTTGATTGCAACTTCAAACGCATCAGTTTCACCCTCGAAATACTCCGATGCTTTCTGTAATGCAGCAGTTCTTGTCTTTTTTGTTTTCAACTGCTCCACAACCTTGTCCAAATCAAAAGCTGTCGGTTGCTCATCCACAGCTTCATATATAATTTCTGGACTAAATGTTTCTCTCCCTGTGTTTAAAGAGCTATTAATTGCTTCTTTTAGCTTATCTGCATCTATTAAGCGCATTTAATTATCCCTCCATAAATACTTTGCAATGGCACTCGCAATCTCCGCGAAGATATTTTCCGCCACTTTCCATATTGATGTCACAATCATGATATTCTCCATAGATACTGCGCTTACAATCCGTACAGTACACAGCTTGCTTAATCTCTTTGTAGCATTTCTCAGACATATTTCTGATTCTTTTCAAATCATCATCTGACTTTTCTTTGATTTTCTCAGTGGTAGTAAGCCCTGCTCTTAATAGTATGTTGTGCGTTCTTGTTGTTAAGCCTAATTCATCAATATTCATTTATTTTTCCTCCCACACTCCCAACAACCGCATCCTCTCATACAGTACAGCGACGGTCTTGCGTCTGTATCCATAAAAGTCTTTCGGATTCATCGGGATATATCTTTCTTTGCTGATTTTCCTGTAACTTTTCCGGTGCAGGATATTCTCGATAACCATATCCGCTATCACCGTGTTCTTCGGGCAAGCTGACAAGGCGGCACTGGTAAGCAGGTATCCGTACTCTGCCGGGAAGTCTTTCAGCATCGTATTCAGTTTTTCTATGTCATCTGCCGGAATACCGTAGTCTTTCAGCTTTTTATTCCTTGTCAGCATACCGTTCTCCTTTCTATTCGTCTGGATGGTGTTTGTCGTACATGATCGCCACACATACAAGACTAACCACTCCAAATATAGTTCCAAGGGTGAATCCTAATAAGAATGTAATCATGCTTCCACCTCGCTATCCTCTGGCATCTGAAAGACCATTTTGTTCATAAGTACTTTTCCAATAGCTTCAGCCAGAAGTTCATTTTCTTTTCTGGCATTTTCATCGTATTCGTAAAACTTTTCGCCTTTTCCATGTTCTTCATATATATCTGTTTCGATCTTGGTTCTTTTTGGAGTGATTCTTGTAATCTTAACCGGAATAATTTTTCTATGTCGGAACGTCGATAACCACCCGCAATTCACCGTTCTGGCAATTCCGACGGTATCTCCTACCTTTAAATCGTCTCTGCTGATTTCTTTTAACTTAATATTCATTTCTCGTCCTACTTTCATTTACCCAAATGCTACCTGTCCGTTATTCTGTATATAAATCATCGGTGCAGCTTTACGCTCCATATCTCTCAATCAGCTCCTTATAATCATCACAAATCTGAATGTGATGCTTCTTTTCCAAATCATCAACCATTTCAGACAATGATGTTTTTCCAGAATTGATATCATTGATGTAGTTATTAATTCTTTTTACGGACTTCATGTAACGTTTCCATCCCCATCCATGTAATTCGTGCATTACATAGAACAAAATCACAAAATTCAGCACGTCAGACCAATTCTTTCCATCCTCGAACCCATCATCAAAGGCTTTTAACTCTATCTCTTTTAACTCTTTCTGGCAGTTCTGGATAGGCTGTGCGAACATATGAGATTGTTTATTTGTATATGGAATGAATGCTTTCTTTTTCTGCTTGATTTTTAGGCTTCCCATCCAACAAACCTCCTTATGTTTTCTGTTAAAGCATCAAACTGTTTTAACATCTTCCGGCATCCGTTTCTAGTCACCTGCATATCTTCAGCGGAGTCATCTATCCAATATTTGCCGTCAATCAGATAGCTGTTATCCAAGAATGTACGGAATCTGCATTTTGTAAGTCCGAATTTATTCATGATTTCTCTTTGTGTCAAGGACTCTACAAATTCACCGTCTGCTGCAACAATGTCATAAAGTTTCATTTTATCTCCTTGTTTATCTTTCTTATTCCGTACCCAACTGGAGTATATGCCCTGTCGGTACTGGGGTGGTTCGTCTTGAGCAAACCATCATCAACTAGATTATTGATATGCTTCCAGACCGTAGCTCTCCCGGCATCCACCCTTTCAGAAATCTCTGTAATCGACGGTGCATATCCAACCAGTTTAATATAACTGACGATATACATATATATTTCTTTTCTGAGAGCCTGTCCCTGTTCGTATCTATTCTTTGTGTTGTATGGCATTTTGATTCTCCTTTTCCAATTCTTTTGCCTTATTAAACATCTTGGAAAGATAATTCGAATAAGCAACAAGCATGTGATCTACAAATCCATTTTTGTTATATTTTTCAGATACAACATGGATCTGTTCAACTACCTGCTGCCAGTATTCATCTTTTGCCTCAATTCCGGCAGTCTGGAGGACCAGTGCCGGAAAGTCAATCTGTAAAAACTTTATGGTGTTCGGTATCTGCTCATGCGTCACTCTCATACTTACGCACCTTCTTCTACCTCAAAACTCTGTTCAAGAAGTCGCTCGTTATCCTTGCTAAATGCCTTTATATAGCTCTGTTTTATCGGTCTGATAAAATGTATGCCGTTAGCTGATTTAGCCCGGGAAACAGCCACATAGAACTGTCCAGGATCCCAACAGCAAGGGTCAATGTTGATTTTTTCAAATGTCTGTCCCTGTGATTTATGAATGCTGATTGCCCAGGCAAGTTTTACCGGGAACTGAGAGAAAGAGCCTACTTTCTTACGGACAATCTTCTCTTTCACGATCTTCCGACCATCCTTTTCTTGTTCGGATTCCTCAATAACCTGTTTCTCAATGTCTTTATTGTATCTATATAAGCTAACTGTTTTGCCCTTATCAGTTTTGATAACCAGATAAGATTCTTCAAATTCTCCGTTTTCCACAATTTTCTGAATGATGCCAATCGTTCCATTAACGTAGTTTCCAGACAAATCATTGACTGTAATCATCACTTTTGCACCGATGTTAAGAATTAAGTCCTCTCTGGCAAATGCAATGTTCTTAATATCGGCAGATGTTAGCTCGCCGTCAACTGCTGCATGAAACACTTTTTCGGTCTTTTTATCCAACTTGCCAAGGAAAGTATTGTTAATTCTGTCAGCTTCTGCATTAGTGCCAACCAAGAACGGCGCTTCCGGTATAACTTTGTCTGATTCGTTGTTCTCCAGATATGCAATGGATTTTCTAATATTGTTGCCATATTTAATATCATTCAGCACATACTTAAATCCCTCATCATTCTGCCTGCATACCTCATCAAGTTTGATATATTCAAATCCCATTTCTTTCCAGTATTCAGACATGAAAGCATATCCATGTTCATACTTTCCACCCTTTCCATAATCAGATCCATACATCCGACAGAGAATTTTTCGATCGTCTGTCGTAATAACTGGCGGAAGCTGGTAGAAATCACCTATCACGATTAACTGAATGTCTTCTTTGTCCTCTCCGATCAGAAGTCTGTCAACTGCTCTCTCTTCATTCTCCGTGATGATCGTCTTTGCAATCATATTGAACAAATCGAACCGGCACATGCTGATTTCATCAATGATAAGAACATCTGCTTCTTTCAGAAGTTCAGCTCTGGATTTCACCTTTTTCTTATAGTCCTCAAATTTAATTGAAATATTCAATGCTCGGTGTACGGTAGTTGCCCCATATCCGATATTATCCGCTGCAATTCCAGTAGTGGCGGATACCAGAATATTTTTACCAGCTTTTTCCGCCTCATCGATGAACGTTTGGATAACCGTTGTCTTGCCTGTTCCTGCGTCACCTGTCAGAAAAACATTACTGCCAGACAGCATTGTATCTAATGCATATCTTTGCTTTTTATTGAGATCGTCTTTTTTCATTTTGTAACCACTCCTTGTAATAATTATGTTAACTGAATATTTTTGCAATATTCAGTTAATTTTGTTATAATAAATCTAATTGCATATACTTTTTAATTTTGTAACCCGTGTGTAACCGGCTTTTTTAATCCACTGGTTACGCCACAAACCCTTATTTTATGTGGGCTTCAGAGGTGTGTAACCGTGTAACCAATGTAACCAAGGTTTTTATATAGGAGAATCACTAGAGTATATGTTTTTTATACACTCTCAAACTTTCTCCTATAGGATGTTTTTTTTCGTGTTACAACGGTTACATGGTTACAAATTACGAAAACGGAACATTTGTTTCGGCATCAGCTGGCAGAAAACCAGTTTCAATAACCTCATTTTCTTGCTCGTTTTCAAGACTTTTTATATCAACAATCTTTACCGCAATAAGCCTCATTACACTTCCACCGTCTCTTTTTAGTACCGTATCTCTTTTTCCTGTGTGCTTGATTAACTCTCGATTAATCGCCCAGGCCGAAAAGGCTTTTCTGGAGAATCCATTGTTCTTCAAAAGGTTTTCAAGAGGTTTCGGATAAAAATATACATATACATCTCCATATTCATCTGGCGTTTCCTTGAATCCCCACTGATCACAGCTAAATTGCGCATCAAAGTGCTGTCCGTACACTGAGAGACTTTCAAGAATGAATTCATAGCATCTCTGACCTTCTGATACATCTTTCTTGCGTGTAGGTATGTCTACAACGTCCTCGACCGTCAGCTCACGTCCATCCTTAAATATGAAATCTGTAGCTAATTTGTCAGCCAGCAGAAGTGTAGATATTGCCATTACCTGCTTTGCTGGAAAGTCATATCCGTCAAAACCTTTCTCAATTTCGGCTTTCATTTCTTTCAGATCATCCGATGTGAACTGTTTGAGATTTCCAACGAACACTCTTCCAGCAAAGCCGTAGTTCTTCACGACAATGCCGTTAATCTCTGCTGGATTCTCGTAAATATCCTCACAACATTCAATTTCAATAATTCTGTTGATAGCTCCGCCGGAATCTGCAAATTCCGAAATAGGGTTCTCACCGTTGCAAATAGTCACATTACTCCATGTATTTTCCTTAGCTGCTCCGAGGTCCTTATTTGAACGTGCTTTTCCTTTGCCAGAACAGAGATTGTAAATCAATGTTTCGTAGTTATCCCGGATATACTGAGAAGCATTCTTCGAGTCGTCCAGAATCATCGGAAAGTTATTGAGCATATCTGCCCTTGTCTCCAATGATGTATCTGTTGAACGAAAATTCCCAACGTAGGCTCCCGGTGCCGGATTCCCCCAAACCGATGCCGCTATATTGATTGTTACCGTCTTTCCGCCTCCTGTCTGCCCATAGAAATCTACGATGAACGGTAGCGCATCAAGCGGCTGTATAAGAACACTCGCAAAAGATGCTGCCAGTGCTATTCGCGGTTCCAATCGTCCGCATGATCGTAGCTGCTTAGCCAGAGTCACCCACTTGAAGTAGTCTCCACTTTCCTGTATACTTTGGAATAGCGTTTTAAAGCGGTATTCACCGTCAAAAACGATTGAAAGGTCGTAAGGGACAAATGTATTACCATGCCACCCCAGTTTGCTTGTAGAGTGCTGTATGTCGATCATATCGGCATTGTACATTTCAACATCCGCCAGATACTTTACGAGAAGCCTTGCATTCTCTGAGTTGACCTGCACCCCGAACCTTGCAAGATTAGTTATTGCCCTGGAAGTCACAATGTCAATTTTTGGAACAGTTATTTCTGTCCAATATCCATCCCTTTTAAAAGCCACCGTGATCTGTTCCTCTCCTGTCTCGATGTTTTTTAGACGACGTATCGGCATGATCGGGTGGTGACATACAAGTTCTCTTGCCTTAGATGTTTCAGAGGAAAATATTCCGTTCTCTGTAGCTATCCAGCTACCACAAGCCATGTTAGGATATTCCTTATCAACAGAATCAGGATAAAAGTTTGTGATGTTTTCAACTAACTGCATAGAACGATTTACTTTTTCTTCTTTTTCCTTTTCCTGTTCTGCTTTCTGGAATTCCTTTATGAACTCTTCTGCTATATGCTTCGCTTTCACACTTTTTGCCCGGTCCATCAGCTTAAACTTGATTTCTGAGCGGTCAATTTTACTTTTTACTGAAAAAAGCTCTTCATACAACTGCTTTTCCATAAAGTCTTGTGCCTGTAAGTTTTCAATATTTTCAAGAATTTTTCTCACCTCCTGACTTAGCTGATAACATTTCGTATCTGCTTTTTTCTTTCTCAAGATTAAACTGGCACATATACCACTCTTCTGAATCAGGAGGGAACGTTTTTAGTGCTGTTTCGTACATAAGTATGTTCTTTTCTACCTGCTCAATCTCATTAGGATCCTGAACAGGGTTGTGTTTTTTTGATTTAATATCTCGCATTTCATGTCTGATCTGGTTGCGGCTTTTACCTTTTTTTGATATATAAGTGCCACCCAGCTCAATAAACGCCGTACTAAAAGGGACGGATTCGTATTGCATCACAAAATCAAACACATCACCGCCAGTTCCACAGCCGAAACAGTAAAAGGAATCATCGTAGATTTTGCAGGACGCTGACTTTTCCTTGTGAAAAGGGCAACATATAAATCCTGCTCTATTCGGCCTTAGCCCGTACCTGGAGAGAATTTCTGGCATTTTTACTGACTGTTTGATTTCTCCCTTAGTCATGACAGCAGCTCCACGATCCGCCGCCCAGTTTCTTCTTTCGTGCAGAATTCAAATCGGACTCCGTATCTATCTCTGATTGTGCAGAGAGATTTATACAACTGGCAGCCATCAACAGCCTTGTCAGAGATTACAGTCTTTACTTTTTTGCCGTTTATCGTCCTCCAGATAACTTTGTGTTTCCTTGGGTTCTCCCAAAAATACACATCGCCAACTGATTTAATATCTGGTCCATGCTCACATAGGATAATCAGCTGAATACCGGCTTCACGTGCCCTGATAAGTTCTGCCTTGAATCTTTCATGTTGTTGACAGACATTTCCACAAAGCTCTTGTAAATCCTTCTTACGGTCAATACAGAGCTTTGCGTTGTCAAGCGACTGATAATCTCCACAATATAACTTTGATCTGAAATACTGCACTCCAAGGTCATCAAACTGTTTTTGAATCCGTTCCCATTCCTTTTTGTGTTCTCTTGTGTCTGCTTGTATAACCATTAAAAACACATCCTTTTAATTGAACGGAAGGACATCATCTGCCACGCTGTCTGGAATACTCATAAAGTCCGTACCTGACGGATTTGCTCCCATGATAGCTTCTTCTTTCAGATGATCGTCATAGGCTTTTGTGGTACGCTCTTCTGGGATATCTGCATCCTTAATTCCCTCAATACTTCGGAACCATGCAAGCTTGTGACGTTTTACTTCTTTGTTATCGTACCAGTCTTTTTCAAGACGGAAGATTCCACCGATCAGCTTTCCTTTAAACTGCTGCCCGAAGTTATCGCCCCACTTAACGGCAAATCCCGGATTTGATTTTTCTACGCATGTGATAAATGTTTTAAGGTTACGGACACCATAATCTACACCCTCATCAATAACCATGTAATTAGTACCTGCATTCGGATATTTCTTGTCTGGACGGATATCGTTCTCAAACTGTTTCATGAAATAGCCGGCCTGTTCGTCTCCTTCTGCGAAATCAAACAAGATAACGAGCATATCGAGTCCACCCTGTGTTTTTTTCTCTGATATCTGCTTAATTACCATCTTATGACCACCAAGCTTAATTGGTTCAAATTCTCCTGCTGCCTGTGTAGTATCGTAATTATTTGGTTTCTGCATTGTCTGTTCCTCCTAATTCATAATAATCTCTGATAACCTTGTCAACTTCTGCAAGGTCGTTATCAATAGTTAAACTGTCAAACATCCCGATCGGGGACTTACTTACCGCTCCCTGACTGGACTGAGTGACAAATAAGTGCTTTCCACTCTCTTCGATGCATCGAAGAACGATGGTAAACATGCCCTCGATGCAAACTTTTTCGTCCAGAAGCTTACCAATTGTCTTAGGCTTTACTTCCCCGGAGTCATCTTTTTCCTCATGCATCATAAGGTAAACAATTTTATTCTGCGGTACTTTTGTTACAATGAACTGGATAAGATTCCAGAAATAGTCTCCAATATCATTGTACAGAGCGAACACTGCATTGCCTTTTCCGGCAGAAGCGTGTCCCTTCATGAAATGATTCGTAATAAGATATCCTGCATCATCAATCACAATTGACTCCGCTTTTGATGCGATCAGACACTTCATTACCTGTTGGTAATCATCTGTAAACCATCCGTCAATCTTTCCTTTAAACGGAAGCGGTTTATTCAATACTCTAATAAGATTCCAATGTTCATTCTGGCAGTTTCTAAGACTGGTGCTCTTGCCAGAACCAGATTTTCCAATAATTAATACGGGTGTTGCCATTACTATTCCTCCTTGTCATAAACCACATGCTTGCTGCCCTCAACAATCAGCAAACTCGCGATATCCTTCATAGAAATGGTTGATTCGTTATAGATTTCAACCAGTGCGTTGTATGCTTCTGGCGAAACTTTCACGACCGGGTTGTCCTTATCAGTTGCTGGCTGTTTCTTTCTTGCCGGAATACGGATTTCAAATTCACTCACTGATACTTTCCTCCTTATATGATTTCTGAGCCGTTAAAATCCCATTTAGAGCCTGTACGTAGCTCGCCAATGTTCTTGCCTTGTATGATTCTTCAATGGGGTTATCCGGGACTGTGGCAAGCTGTATATCAATCAATCTCAGAACCTCATTAATCCTCTCGTCCATGTTCACACCGCCTTGAAAAAACAGTACAGGTTGTCTGATGCATCTCCGAACTTCTCTCCGTCGATATCTTCGGCTTTGTGGTACTCCACATGGTCCAGAGACATATCGCAGTTTTCATAATCCAGAATGTAATCACCTCTGGATTGAAGCTCTCTGAGCAGTTCATTAATACATCCTGCTATCTCCAGACTGGGAAGAAGTTTCATAATTGCTATCTGCTTACTCATTTGGACACTTCCCATCTATCAGAAGTTCCAACAAGAAAGCTTTGATTATTCTGAGACTTTCGCGACTTGCATTCTCATAAAATGGGTTAAAAGATACGCTTTGGTACAAATCCCACTTAAACACGTCTTCGGGAAGATTAACATTTTCCTTCCTTTTGAGTCCACATACGTGCATGTCATAAATTGAATAACTGAATGTGACACTTGCTGTCGGAACTTCGTTCACAACTCTTTTGCATAATCCATATATTTCATCAATCTCTTTCTCGAACATCTTCTTATCCTCCTTATTTCCTACTGCCAGTCTGCTTTCATTTGGCGTACTGCCCATGCTGCCGAGATGCCAAAGAAGATGTTTAACCAGATAGGTATATCCACATATTTCCCGGCAAGCATACAAACAGCAATTAGCATATACTCTTTCATTTTATTTCTCCTGCAATCCACGCAAGGTTGCTTGCCACCAGTGCGGCGACTGTCACAATCCATGCAGTGAACCATCTTTTTGACTTTTTCTTACTTTCTTCGACAATTTCAGTCGCAAGTGCTACTTCGATGTCAGCCCATGTTGGCTGGCTTTCGTTTTTAATTTCACTCATATCGTGCTAATTTCTCCTTATTTTTTCTTATTTGTCTTTACAATTAGCAGATAGAGAACTATAATGTATCTATCCACTAAGGTGTTTTAGTGGTGCAAAGCTCCGGGGTGGAGGTTTCGGCTCCCTCCGGGGCACTCACTTATTGAGAGCCTCTTTGCCTTTCCAGACATGACCAGTTACTTCATAGACTTTCCTAGGGCTTATGATGTATGTGATTCGTCCACCGGAAAGGCTTTTTGCTGGCTTGTTATTCTGCACAGCCACGCCAATCGGCAACCATCCATACACAATCCCTGCCCGGATTGCTGTAATAGGAAGTCCGATCAGTTGACTCGCGTCGGCTACGGTCAGGATTTCTGATGAGAATTCTGGCATCTGTGGAATGCCTGATATGATTCTCGCAACCTCTGCGGCGAACTGATGAATCTGTGCATTCTGCTCTACGTAATTATCAACTGCACTCATATAAACCTCTTTTCTAACTGATACTCATTTGAGCGTTACAGTCACGTATCATCATTACTGTATTGGTGCATGGATGCCAATTTCTGACATATTCCATAGATTCTTCAAATCTCAGCTTAGGAATGTTATTGCGGGCATTTACTGTGAAGTAAGTCTTTATATCCCTGTTGCATTCAGCAAATACTTTCTTGCCAATTTCCTTGTAAGCATTTGATTCTTTCCCACCAAGGTGAGCAATTACGACACTTGACACTAAGTCCCTAATAGCTTCCTGCTGTGCATAGTCAATAGTCATGGTGTTTTCAAGTCTGTTAAGCCGTTCTTCGTGATCTAAGAATCCTGTCGCAATAACCTGTATCTGTTCAACTGTCGTCAGTGGTTTCCGGTATGAACCTGTCTTTCGAATTGTTGGAAGAACCTCGCTTGTTACCCAGCGTTTGAATCTCTTAGCTGATTCAAGTTTGCTCCCGAAGATGAGAGAGTAGAGGCCGGATTCGTTGATAATCGTTACTTCGCGTCTCTGACCTGCGTACTCAATTTGGGTATTCAGCTTATCTTCTTCACTGACATGTTTAGGAACTGCATTCTTAGGATTTGCGTATCCTAATGATTTCGCTACATCAATTCCGACAAACCAAGGTTCATTATCAATAGTTATTGTTCGGATATCTCCGAATTCTTCTGAATTAAAAATCTGTAATTCGTTCATTTATACTCCTTTCTGCTCTGGAATTTTCGGTTCAAGAAACTTGTCAGTCCCAACAGATAACGCCCCGCAAATTAATTCGTATTCATCGAAATCTAATCTGCGATTTCCATTGAGAGAAAGATTGAGTTTCTGAACAGGAATGCCAGTTTTATTGGCGACAAATGTCTGTGTTATGCCGTTGTTCTCAAGGTATGATTTAATTTTTTTACCAACGCACATTTTCATTTCTCCTTTCTGTTTGAATTTCGTTCTCATCGAACAATTACAGTATAACTTCGAAATATCCGAATGTCAAGAAGAAATTTCGAGAAAATCGAAATTATTTTATTGACAGTTCGAAATTTATATATTATTATTAATCATGAAAGGAGGAACCGATAATGACATTTGGCGAGAAAATCAAGCAAGCCAGAACGGCAAAGAAGCTGACTCAGAAGCAACTTGCAGAAAAAATCAATGCAAAGCATAATTCAATTAGTGACTGGGAAAAAGATAAATGCAAGCCAGACATGGACACTATTGAACTTCTATGTGGCGTTCTGGAAGTAACACCGACATACCTCATGGGTTCTAAAAGCGATGACGATTATGCAATCATAATTGGAAATCTTATGTCAGAACCTGACATCTTAGATTTTATCGAGGAATACAAAGCACTCGATAAAGAAGATAAGAAAGCAATAAAACAAATAGTTTCATCGCTAAACAAAAAGAGCAAGGGTTAATCCCCTTGCTTCTTTGATTTTAGATATTTGATAAGAATTGTATAGACAAATTTTAACTTGCCCTCATTTTCAGTATTCTCTATCATCTCAATAATCTCTTTCTTATAATCCATAAATAACCCTCCCTGTACAACTACCGCCTACACTACAGTATATGTTCGGCTTGCGGGAAATAGAACCGAACATTAGTTCACTCTTGCTATTATACCACCTATTCCGACTCTTGGCAACTGCCAATGATATACATGAACTCTCACTATTTTATAGAAAAAAACATTTCTTTTTCATCTAAATCACTCTATTTCGTCTTAAATCTTTACAATATGCTCTTAAAATGATAAAATAAAAATACCACGAATAACCGTACTTTACATAATATTGCAAAATCAGCGGTACAAAACACATAATCCGCATAAAAAGTGCGAAGTGTGGCGAAAACATATCAGGAGGGTGTTTATCATGAATGAAAAGAAAAAATATTGTAAGCACTGCGGAGAACTTATTGACGACGACTGTGTAGTGTGTCCAAAGTGTGGAAAACAAGTAGAGCAGTTGGCTTCTAACAACAGAGACATCATCATTAATAATTCTGCATCTTCCTCTGCATCCTCAGCGGCGAGTTCAGGTACACCGTATATAAAACGGAAAATGCCATGGTATTTAAGTTGGTTTTGGATTTTAATATTGGGTGCTTGTTCTGGTGGAATTTATTGGATTGTAGGAATTGTAATGAGAGTAAATTGGAAATCACATAATTAAATAAAAAACCGCCCTGGCATTGGCGTACCGGGACGGCATTTATACATCTCCGAAGAAATGTAATATTCTGGCAAACATATTGTATCATCTTCGGAGCAGTCGAACAAGACAGAAAATTTGTTCGACTGTTATTTTTATACCTAAAAACAGCTACATAAAGAAAAGAGGAATAAAAATGGCGAAGAAAAGAAAGAAATATCCAAAACTGCCGAATAACTTCGGCTCTATTCGGTACCTTGGCAAGAACCGGAGAAACTGCTTCGCAGTGCATCCGCCAGCTACACTGGGCGATAATGGCAAACTAAAACGTCCGCCGGCAATCTGCTATGTGGATGACTGGATAAAAGGCTTTACTGTCCTGACAGCATACAAAGCCGGCACGTATCAACCCGGCATGGAGCGGACTCTTGAGGTATCTCCTACAACCGACATAGATACTCTTATAAGCCGCTTAATTGCCGACTACAATACAATCAAGGGTGTCGAGGATAAACACCCGGAAATCAAGAAATTGACGTTCTCAGAGGTATATAAACAGTTTTATGCGTGGAAGTTCCCAGAGGGGACAAAACTGTCGTACAGCTCAAAGGAAGCATACCGGACAGCTTATACGAACTGTACTGTTCTGCACAATCGCATATTCGAAGATTTAAAGGCTCCTGATATGCAAAAGGTTATTGATGATTGTAAGCTGAAAAAGCAAAGCCAGATGGCTATTTTGACTCTGTTCAAGCAGATGTACAAATATGCAGTTTACTCAGAAATTGTAACGGAAAATAAGGCATTATATGTCCATGTCAACGCTGATAACGACACCGAACATGGAACGCCATTTTCTGATCAGGAACTACAAACTTTATGGGATAATGCCAACGATCCAGAAGTGCAGCTCATTCTTATTATGTGCTATTCTGGTTGGAGAATCGGTGAAGTGTTAAAACTTACAACCAACCTGGAAGAGAAATATTTTCAAGGTGGAATCAAAACAAAAGCGGGTAAAAACAGAATCGTCCCGATACATCCTGCCGTATATCATTTTGTCGAACAGAAAGTACTGGCACAAGATGGAAAATTATGTGTATATACTCAGCAACACCATAGAAAAGCATTGTTCTATCCTACACTGGAACGATTAAAAATAGTCGGCAATCCGAAACACACGCCGCACGACTGCCGACACACCTTTTCCGCACTGTGCGAAAAATACGGTGTCCGGGAGAATGACCGAAAACGAATGCTTGGCCACTCCTTTGGCGGAGATGTTACAAACGGAGTATATGGCCACAGAACGCTAGAAGAACTTCGGACAGAAATAGAAAAGATAAAAGTTCCATTTGTGACTAATTGTGACTAACGGAACCTATTTTAATCTTTCTAAAACAACCGAAATATCATTATCGAAATGCCGGAAACCCTATTAAAATCAACATTTTCAGCGATTTTGCAAGGATTTCCCACATTTCATTTTCATTATTCTAATTTTATTGATTGTGACTAACAAATAGAATTTAGAAAATTGCGCAAATGCCCGTAAATACAGTGTTTTTGGCGCTATTATATTAGGAAACAATATTTTTATTTGTGACTAACGTGTGACTAACGATAACAGTCTAAAATTCCCGAAATGATACAAAATATGTTTATAAATAAAGTTCCCGGGGAATTAACCCCGGGATGTTTTTATATGGCAATCAAATCTTTCCATGTGGCGGGTCCACAGACTCCGTCCACTTCCAGAACATCTTTCCTAGATTCCTGATAAGCTTTCAGAGCGTAAATTGTGTTTGTGTCTGCTGTCCATGTAAGTTTCAACGCTTTGCCGTTTTTGCCTTTAAAGCCTCTGGCTCTTAATATTTCCTGTAAGAGAAGCACAGATGTGTTTTTATCTCCTGCTTTTACTGTTTCTGGATTAAACATATATTTCTCTCCTGTTTGTGCGGTATTAGGCAATGCATTTTCAGATTTTGCGGGTACAGATGCATCAGATGTAATACTATAATCTGGTGTACAGAACTTAGTTCCGGGCATCTGGCTGTTAAGATAACTCTTTGCACAGACACCGCCGCCATTTGCAATAATTCCAGATGCACCAGAAGTATTTCCCTCGATGGTATAGAACCTGTCTCCGATTACGGCCGTTACGATGCCGGTATGAGTGAAAGTTCCATTATGATAAAAAATTACAATATCACCGATCTTTGGATTAGCGTTCCTTGTAAACAGATTACCAAGTGTTGGGCAGTAAACATAGGGCCAGTGTTTCAACAGTTTTTTTGCTTTTTCCTGTCCGAATGCTTCCATAAAGCACCAACTCACGAATGCTGCGCACCAAGGCTGTCCTTGATATGATGGCTTAATGTCTCGCCAGTACTTCGTATAGTTGCTCGAACCGGCGTTTGCAGTCTTACTGTCGAGCTGACTATTGCTCTTCTTTTCAAGGTATCCAATCTCATTTTTTGCAATGAGAATCACTTTTTCAATAGCTTTATCCATTGCAGAAACCTCCTCTTTGTAATCCTTATAGAATACATCCATGTCAACGTTACCACTAATGCCGGATACTTTTCCCCTACTGGAATACTGCCAGCCTACACCAACAGACGGACGCAATCTTTCCTGTACAGAGCCATTATCACTAGCCGGATAACGAGCAATCCAGCAATCGTACTTTTTCAGGGTGTTTGACAGAACGTTATTGTACCAATCAAGATTGCAGTAGATACCGACCTTATAACCGGCTTTTTTGATTCTGGTCAGAAATGCTACTGTAATATTCTCAATCGCCTGTTTTCCAATGTTTCTCTGCTGACTCCATTCAAGGTCGTAGAAGATTGGAAAGTCCATTCCGCGTCCGCCAAGAACAGAAATTACGCTCTCAGCTTCATCAATTGCCTGCGCCGGTGTCAGAGCGTAACTGTATTTATATCCGCCGACAAGGATTCCATTTGACTTGCATCCTTTGTAGTTATGCTCAAAAGAGGAATCAGTTCCAGATTTTTGATGGATTCTCAATATTGCAAACTTAATTTCAGAATTCGATACTTTCGCCCAGTCTGGCTTACTCTGATAAGATGATACGTCAATTCCTTTAATTTCCATATTTTCTCCCTTGCACGTATTTTATTTCACTATCCCTGGTTTTGATTCTGTTACTGTCCCGTCCTCATTCAGTACATAGCCATCCTTTTGAAGTCTTTCAATTACCTTCTTATTCCACAGCTCAGGAACATCTGTCCATTTTTTCAGCCCATTGATTATTCGCTCTTCGAAAAATTTAACCATTGTTTCCACCTCCAATGTCTGCAACTAAAGTAGCCAGTTCATCAAGTGCCGAATCATGCGTTGATACAAGTTCGGCTAGGCCGTCGATACCATCACCGTTAATTAGAATCTTGTGATTAGATTCCGCATTAAGCATCTGCATCACAATATCTAACTTTTCAGACATCTCATTCAGCCTGTTTGAAACTCGATTGATGGCTTTGTAGATATTTGCAATTTCTTTTTTATCCACAATTATCATCTCCTTTGATTAAAAATAGTACCGCAAATCCTTTTAACCGCCTTACGGCGGTAGATGGAATTTGCTAAGATTTTAGATACATAAGCAAGGAGCAATGCCAAGATAGTAGCTGACGCCGTTGTAGTACGAGTTTCCGCTTATGTTCACATGACAGAATTTGTTTTCACTACCAGAGTAAGGCGAACGTTCCCAATAGTGGCCAGATACACGGCTATCGTCATAACGTGGTTTTTTATATCTATTAGCAATCGCATTCTTAAAATACTGATATTGCTTTCCTTCGCCTGCGTAAGAATACGTTGTACTGCCAAAAATCTCAATTTCAGAAAGCAAAAACGCATAGTCATTTGAGACTTTAATCGTACTACTTCGACTTCCCACAGATGTCAACTTCTTGACCTGCTTCATCATATTCTGAATATAAGTAGGCAAACATTTCTTGTACACATTATTGCACCATGCACGTCTTGCGCAGCCTTCCCAACCACCACTATTTGTACTTGAACTGTTTATATAACCACATTCATGTGATGCATTATAGGAGGTGTTATATTCTGTCGTAGTGTCTAAATACAACATACGTTCTGTCTGAATTGTAATAGCAGCTTTAGTCTTGCCATTGATAGCAGTCACTAAGTCATCATGTTCGATTCCGATAATTACATAGGCATAATCATTCGCTCTGTGTGACTCACTTACGCCAGTTGCATCCATGGCATTGTGATGGATGGTTCTCTTGTCGCCGACCGCCCAATAGTCGCTAATGTTAATTTTGCCTGCGTAGTGCGCTTCAATCATATTTTCAATCTCTGTGTCTGTTCCGTCGGCAAATGTGACAATCTTCAAATCCTCTTTTGGTTCGCCGAGAAGTCTGTTACCTGCATCGTAGTTATATACGCCATCGGTAGAATATGGAAACAGCGCAAAGTAATATTGCTTGCCGTTTGTCAGCCCTGTAACTGTATAACCTGTGGTTTTGTATTTATCACGAACTGTGTTATCAACCACAAGCGTTCCGTCATCTGGATTTGCGGGATAGCCTGTTTCTTTCATTACAAGTTTTGTGCCAGCCCATGTAGAAAATGTTGAGCCACTGATTACCGTGTTTTCAGGGTCTTGCCATTTAATTGTGACAGATGCGTTTAAATTCTCAATTGTTGGGTTGTTTACGGGCTTGGGAGTAACGGTTGTGCCACCGCCTTTTGCGTGGAGTGTTCCGTCTTCATCTATGAATGTTGTCTTGCCGTCAGGCTTAACCTTACCAAGAGTTTCGATTGTAGCAATCGGGACAGTCGCATCGCTCCCCTTGTCTCCTTTTGGCCCTTTGATATTTACTGTTTCGGGATTGGCGATTCCATCTGTATTGCTCCAGCTTATGTTTCCATCAGTGTCTACACTTGGAACGAATGTAGTGCCCTTTTCTCCTTGCGGTCCAGTATCTCCTTTTGCGCCCGTATCGCCTTGCGGACCGGTAACATTTACTGTCTGAGGGTTTTCAAGTCCTCCGTCATTACTCCAACTTATGTTTCCTTCGCTGTCTACAACAGGAGTGAATGTGGTTCCTCGCGCACCAGTATCTCCTTGCTCACCTTTTGGACCAACCGAGCCTTGTTCGCCTTGTGGCCCAGTATCGCCTTTTAGACCCTGTATTCCCTGCTCTCCTTTTTCTCCAGGGTCTCCTTTTACACCCTGCGGCCCTGGGTCGCCCTTTGGGCCTTGCGGACCAACTGGTCCCTGTGGGCCTTGAATCTTGCCAGCATTGTTCCAGTTCGTGCCGTCAAAAACCCACATTTCTCCGTCTATTAAATATGCATCGTTCTTCTCTGCACTCAGGGGGAGGTCTGCCTCAGATTCTTTTGTACCAAGGACATTAAGAGATGTTCCGTCATTTCCTTGTTCGCCCTTTTCTCCTCGCGGGCCTTGCGGACCAACTGGTCCCTGCGGACCAACGCCTCCTTTTTCACCTTTTGGGCCTCGCACTCCTTGAGGTCCCATAATATTCCCAACATTTTCACTATCACCATCTGAAAATGTTATTGTCAAATTTCCATCTGTGTCAATACTGACTGCTGTGATAGAGGTGCCCCTTAGTGATTCTTTCTGCTCAGGAGTCAACGATTCAAATGTTACGGTGCCATCTGCACCTTTATCTCCTTTGTCGCCTTTTGGACCCTGTGGACCAACAAAATGTCCAGCATTGACCATCTCTGAAATGTCCTCAATGGAACACAACCGCCTTACATCATTAGCCGCAAATGCAATGTATAAGGCTTTACCAGATGGAACGGACGGGTCATTGCCAAGAATCGCAACGGGCTCTCCGGGGCGAATTTTCGATGTATCAAAATCGGCGTACATACCGCGCCGGAATTGTATTGTATATGTATCGGCCATATTAGACTTACCTCTTTATGAAAGGAAATTATTTTTTATGTAATCCTTTACGGAATCAAGATTTTTTTGCACATTGTCATCCATTACAAGGAAATTGCCCTTATTGTTCTGGCTGATGATACTTCCTGTGTTTTCGTCTACTTCCGAATAAGTGTAAGCAATGCGACTTCCTTCTCCAGTGCTAAGATTCATAAAACTTGTTAAAATCTTCTTCATGATATTGCCTCCATCTGATTGATAATACTTAATCTGTCGTTAATAAGCTCTGATTCATAATCTGGTTCCGAGACCTCTGTTTCTTCTGACTCATAATTTGGTTCTGGGATTTCTATATCTCTTGCGTCTGTATAAGCCGTATCTCCCGGGTCAGTAAATCGCATATGCTCATATTCAGCTTGTCTTGCTTTGATTTCGAACGAAAATCTAAGTCCCGGAGTTCCTTTTACAACAAAATAATTCTGCTCTTTCTCAGCTATCCAGCAGTCGCCCTCTCCTTCTCTCTGCAAGAACACATAATATTTAATGCCGACATTTGCAGACTCCTGAAAGATATCATCTATGTCAATCATGCAAGTCCCGTCATCCGATATTACAGATTCACCGATATCTCCAAAGAATGGGGTTGGCATTTCATAGCAGTAAAAGAGCTGTTCATCATAGTCTACCGTCGAAACTGATCTTGATTTTGTCCCGCTTACTTTCAGATTTCCTCTGATAGAAGCATCTGCAAGGTCTGTCCCCGTACCTGCACTGTAGAAATGACCACTGGCTTTTACGTGCGTACCTGCTTCAACTTCTTTTGATGTCGAAACACTGCCAGCAGAAACACTGGTATTAACCGAGACCGAACTTGCGTGTACAGTTCCTGTATAAAGATTGATTCCTCTAATTCGTGTTCCATACAACGTCCCGTACCCCGGCACATATACTCCTGTATTCGTCTCTGAATAGATCTCTCCAGTTGAAGCATCTAGCGTTACTTCTCCATACGTGCCACTTGCTGAAAGCTTTTTAATTCCAACTTTCCATCCTGCTAATTCACCTGTGTTAATATAATCGGCGTTCATGTACACATTGCCATTTGATAGATACAGACCTTTATTATTGCTGTTATCGCTTAGTACATCAATAATCTCTTGTTTAGACATTTTTCCTATGTCGAGATCACCAAGTGCTTTGTCTGTATAGCGATTCGCATTCAATAACGCTGTCGAAGCTTTATCTTCAGCAACGCTATATATTGTATCACCGTTTGTTAACGTGAATGTGTTAGGTCTGAGCGTAACATTTCCGTAGTTATCAATCGTAAATGTTGATATTCCAGAACTGTTTGTAACATTAATGTTTTTCAAGCTAATCAAATCGGCTGAAATCTGGCCAGACTTAATATAGGAAGCATTTATATACAGATGTCCGTTCTGCATATAAATTCCCTCTTGCTTACCGTTATCCGTTAAAGCGTTAAAAACTCTTTCAAAATTGACAATTTTTTCAGCATCCAGTTCCCGCCAAGCGCCATCAGTCCCAGAAAACATATATACCTGGCTTGTAGAGAAGTTCATGAATATCGAGCCGTCATGCTTTTCATATTCTTCACTTTTCCACTCAGATGCCGGATAATTCTGCAATGTTGGTGTATACGTGCCATAATAGTTCGGGATAGTCACATTACGAACTGACCCATCCACAACGTCCTTGGCGATCTGTTCAATAGTTCTACTTTTCAGTGTAAAGTTTTCAACCTCTAATGTGACAGCGCCTGTGTCGGCATCTATTCTTAATGTCGTATTCCCATTATTGTCTTTTGCTGTAAAACCTCTCGTGTTAATCCATTCTGATTGAATACCGATGGCATAGAGAATATTCAGAACGGCATCTCCATTACTATCAAAGCCGGCTTTCCATGTCTGACCGCCGTCTACTGACAAGAAGAATCCATCAGCACTTGTCTTATAAATTACTTTAGAATCAGCAAGCGTAGGTTTATCATGCCGGTATGTAATTACGGAACCATCTTCTTGCATTTCTTCTGTATAGAAGAAGCCCAGCGTGTTTGCTGCAAGCTCATTCATTTGTTTGAGCTTTATGTCATACGCAGATAGCTTTTTCTCTGTGTCTTTTTTTGCTTGCTCTACCACTGCTTGCTGTTCGCCAATAAACTCGCTTGCATCTTCTTCGGCACTCTTTGCGCTACAGCTCCATGATGTTGAGCCACCGAACACGAACTCTATATCTGTCACAAACGATCTAAAGACACGATTCTTTGTATCAATAAATTCGACCGGATCGCCGAAAGTGGCGTATCCGTTGGCGATTCCGTCGCATGAGAAAGGACGCATTCGCAAACCGATTAATTGATTTCCAATAGCTTCGACTCCTGCCTGTGCATTTCCTGACAATAGCTGATTATCAATAGTGATTACATAGCCGTCCTGACCCGACATATATTCGGCCTCATCTTCTACGTATTTGACGCCTGTTACAATAACATCGTCTACGTCATATTGTAGATTCTGAATTGAAAATAACGCGTGATAGTCGTTATTGCTTAACGTACCACCATCAATCACGGTCCCTGTTGTCCATGGATTAAGCGTACCGCCATCCAGATCATCACCATTTGTCCAGTTCTTTACTGTTCCACCATCGTAAATAGTCGTATTGGTAAATGTCTTATCAAACGTAATAATCCTGAGTAAGTCATTTTCGTCGATTCTTGCATTTCCACCGGCTATCCCGGCACACATTCCGATTATTGTACGGTATGTCGCATTAGATGGCACTTTCTGAATCTGAAAATCCGCATTTGGAAACACTGCATCTCCAAGAGTGATTCCACATTGCTGACAGCATTCCGAGAGCAGTTCCTTGACCGTACAAGGAAAAGACAGATTAGAATCATATGCCTTATCAGCGTTATGCATTTTATCTAAGAGAGAAAGACTTATTTCGCTTGCTGTTGCGGGCTTTTTCGATACAATGTAAGTACCTCTCTTTATGGTTTCTATCCTGTCGGATAACTGCACATTGAGAAAGATAACAAACCTTGCAGCGTTAAAATTATATCCGTCAAAACGCCCATCATCGTTTACTAATGATAAGCTTGCCGTTTTTGCGATTGCCACACCCACCGGAAAGTCCCCGGAGTCTGCTGAATCTACGAGATTATTTCCAGACAGATAAAAGTCTTTTTTGCCTAGCTTAAGAGTTGTGCCATTTGACAATGTAACATTTGCTGTCACGTAATAATTTCTGTTTGTAAGTGATTCTTTCTTTAACTGAGTAGATACATTTATCAAATCGGCTCAATCCTCCTTACATTGATAGACAAATCTGTCCACTTTTCTTCCCCATCTTTCAGAGTTTGCGCAGCCATGTTGAAATTTGATGCGTAGAATGTTCTGTCTATCCATCTTCCCGGAACAGTTGGGTCTTTATGGTGGAATGTGAATTGACTTTTGTTAAGTACAGTATTTAGTATGGTTGCTATTTCAGCCCATGTAAGCTCGCCCCATTGCATGTCATACCCACCTATGGTCCCCATTGGCGTATTGTGCATAATCAAATCCTGACTTCTTTTAGAGTCTTCTGTAGAAGTGGTTGCGAACACCGGTTTGTAACTATCCGGTGCTCTTATAACAACGTTGTCTATTTTAAATTGTTCCTGCGGCATATTCTTCTCCTTACGCTAACTCAAATGGGTTTTTCCCATTCCGATTTCTTCTCATTTCAGCTTCACTGATAATAATATCTAACAATTTTCTGCCAGATGCATTAACTGTAACATTGTAGGTATTTCCATCTCCCTGTCCTTTTCCTGATTCCTCCCGGACAATCTGACGTAACAGGCTTTCCGGTGCTTCCAAGTTATTACCCTTTTTCTGGTCGCCTAATACCGCAAGGAATTCGCTTCGTGGTGGAATAACTGCACCACTGGCCAGATATGGGATAGTTCCGATACGTGGAAATGTTGCATGAAATCCGATAGTCTTTGAACCAAACGGTGTTGGAACAGTCCAAGGCCCGAAAGAGAAAGCAGATTCAATTCCGCCAATTGCATTATTAATCATCCCAACCGCATTATTAACAATGCTGATTGCCTGATTAATCGGAGCTTTAATAAAATTCACAATGCCTTCAAATGCAGATCTGACTGCATCTCTGGCGGCATTAAACTTATTAGTGATAGCATTTTTTATCGCTTCTACTTTATTGGAAACAAATGTAGTTACGTTTTCCCATGTTTGAGACGTCTTGTTCTTTACGCTGTCCCATACGCCTACAACTTTAGTTTTAATTGCATTAAACACTGTGCTGGCTGTGGATTTAAGAGAGTTCCAAAGGCCAGAAATTGTCTTTTTGATTGCGTTCCAGATTGTTGAAGTTAATGCCTTAATCGCATTCCAAGTAGTACTGATAATGCTCTTTATTATACTCAACGCGCCTTTTGTTACGGTTTTAATTGCGTCCCATGTGCCAG